CTCTCAGAGCTAACCGGGTATCAGTTTGTTGCAGGCTCAGACTTGGTAGAAGCAACCCCAGACACTGGTGCTTATGTTAGTTACTCAAGCGCTTTGAAGCGTCTAGCTGTTAAGTTATCTAAGATCTGCAACGACCTCCGCTTACTTGCTTCTGGTCCACGTTGTGGATTGAACGAAATCAATCTTCCCCCTATGGCTCCAGGCTCAAGTATCATGCCAGGAAAGGTGAATCCAGTCATTCCAGAGGTCACTAACCAGACTTGCTTCAAGGTGATTGGTAACGACACAACCATTATGATTGCAGCAGAAGCAGGTCAGCTCCAGTTGAACGTCATGGAACCTATCATCACAGAATGCCTCATTGAAGACCTCACATGGTTGCCTAATGCGATGGACACACTACGTGAGAAGTGTATCGATGGCATAACAGTGAACAAGGAAAGATGCCTAGAGATGGTGAAGCATTCTATAGGTATTGTAACCGCTCTGAACCCTTACATCGGTTACAAGAACAGCACAAAGATTGCCAAGGAAGCCCTCGAAACAGGTGGTTCTGTTTATGATCTCGTCCTCAAACACAATATTCTTTCTAAGGAGAAGTTGGATGCGATTCTCTCTCCAGAGCACATGCTTCACTCGGAAGAGCATATCAAGTAAAGTAAATTTCATGCGTTTCTATAGGCGATAAAGTCTATTGAACACATACAAACAAATTAGGTGGATGCGTCAAAACAAGGGTTTCGATACATCCACTTTCCTTTTATCTAGCCTCAAACAAAGCAACAACAGCCCTTCTCTTCGTATCGTATAAAGCCACAAGAAAACCCACTCTTACAGGAAAACCGACGCTCTTCTTTGTCATTCTCAACCTTTTTCATAACTTTGCGCAAATGATAATTCAATTACACAAAGCCAAGCCCAGGGTGGAAGAACTCGACTTCCTCAAATGCGTTTTCATAACTTTAATGATTGCATTCCACCTTGTTTACATCGGTAACACCTATCCCGTTGCCAAGCAATATGTATATACTTTTCACATGCCGGGCTTTCTCTTAGTCTCTGGTTACCTCTTTAACGTGCGCAAATCATGGTCGACTTTGGGCAAAACGCTTCTTTGGATATTCATTCCTTACGCCATTATGGAATCGAGTTACACGTTAATGGCATCACTCCTACCCATTCGGGAACACATCAATCATCTAACATCTGCTATCCTCTTAGACCATATCTTCCTACATCCAATAGGTCCTTATTGGTACTTACACACGTTAATTCTATGTGGATTGTCCTATTATTTGGCATTTAAAACGCCGTCAGGACGAGTTATCAAAACGAGTGGTACAGATACAACCAATGCGGCTTTAAAGCCGAGAGAAGGCTCTAAAAAGGGCAAGATAGCAAACTTCATCAACACACTTAGCCAGCCTCAACAGCTCTGGATAGGTCGAACTATCCTCCTAACCTTGTTTCTTTGGCTCCTATCCCATGGTTGTCAACTCCTTTCAGTGGCTAATGCTGCCTACTTCCTTGGCGGTGTCATCATCCGACAAGGGGTTGGAGACTTTCGCAAAAGTTTCCCAACTCAATGGTGGATCATCATTCTCTTGATCATAATTAGCCTCGATGTCAACAATTATAATCGTGCTTCATACGGCGGTGTGTGCATCGTCTACCTCGTAATCAGTACGTTATTGTGGCTCTATCGCCTACGAATTCCAACACAATTACGCCGTATCATGCTCTTTGTTGGGCGCAATACCTTCCCCTTATTGCTATTTTCTCCCATCTTCACCATGCTTGCCAAGTACTATCAAAACCTACTGATTAAGATAGAGCCAACGGGCATGTTGTTCCTTCTCATAAGCGTTCTCTTTGCCATAACGGGCTCTTTTGCCATCACATGGGTGATGGATAAGATCGGACTCTCTCGTCTTTTCTTTGGACAAAAAACGTTTTTAAAATAACAGAAAATATCATTCCAGATTATTACAAGTGCCTTGGAGAACCATTACAAAGCACTTGGAGAACCATTACAAGCCTTTTGTAATAATCTGGAATGTGCTGAACTCATAGAGAGAAGAGCTTTTTCTTAATATTAGTTCATAGCCATGGAACATTATAAACAGGTGCAGACTCTTTAACTAACATTTCTTTCTTGGGCGGAAGAACACACTTTAGTTTAACCAACCTTTCAATATATTCATTACGAATCGTAGCCTGTTCCAACTCAACTCGCCTATTCTTACTCATAGAAAGAAACTCTTCCTCTATCTCAAGACCTAAGTAACGCCTACCGAGTAAGTTAGCAGCTATACCCGTTGTAGCACTACCACTAAAGGGATCTAATACCCATGCACCAGGCTCTGTGCTGGCTTGTATCAATCGAGCTAACACTGATAAAGGTTTCTGTGTAGGGTGTTTTCCGCATGACTTCTCCCACTTCCCGATAGCAGGCAACCGCCAAACATCTGTCATCTGCTTACCTTCGTTGAGTTCTTTCATCAGTTTGTAATTAAAGAAATGAGCCACTTTGGGAGACTTACGAGCCCATATTATGAACTCAGTACTATATGTAAAGTAACGGCAAGAGATGTTAGGAGGAGGGTTAGTCTTAGCCCATGTGATGACATTAAGTATCTTAAAGCCCAACTTCAACAGCTGTTGTTGGACGCTAAAGATGTTATGGTGTGTCCCAGTTATCCATATAGTTGCATTGTCTTTCATGTGTTCACGGCATGCAGATAACCAACCTAGATTGAAGGAATCCATACCTTCTTGCGACATAGGTCTATCCCATTTGCCTTTGTCAACACAAACAACTTTACCACTCTGACAGCTTATTCCACCGCCAGATAAGAAGTAAGGAGGATCAGCAAAGACCATATCAAACTTAAAATCAAACGCTTTAAGCAGCTTGAAACAGTCCCCATGAGCAAGGAGAAAGTTGTCTTTCTCCACTACTAATACACCTTTTAACTTATCCTGTAATTCAACTTCGCACATCATTCTGAGTGCAAAGTTCCATAAAAGGAAACACTTAACAGGCATTAGATCATAGTTTAAGTTTTGTGATCAAAAATGATCACTTACAGCTTAAACAAGTATCTTTAAATCCATCCTTTACGGGATTCTTGCAAACAAAGAGAGTTATATTCATTCGCAATTGCTTCATAAGAATGAAAGAATACACGATCTCTTATATCTCTAAAAGCCGTTCTCTCTTTCACTTTATCAAATTGTGAGTGTCTGTTTTGAGGTGCAACTATGATGAAGCGTGTGTTGAAGTCTTGTAGATCACAGAACTTCATAAATGAGTTCTGCATATCAGTTGAATGCTCAACCTCAAACATACTATGAGGCATTCTACGGTCATTAAACCAGATTGCATCAATCGTTCGAGCTCGACCAGTAAGTTCCGTATAAGAGAATGGGGGGATTTTTATGGTATCACAAACCTTTATCAGAGGTTGATTAAGAAACTTACGGTTCTGGTCTTGGGCTGGTATATAAGTCAAAAAGTTCTTCATCTTCCCTATTTCTGTTATGACTCCTTGGAAGTAACCATGCGTAAATAGCTCTACCTTAGAGTCTTCCTTGCTCGCTATATCAAACCTTGATAAAATATCATCACGACATTCTTCTAATGCCCAGAGCCCTGGTTGGACTCTAAAAAACGCTGAAGAAGCCTATAATGAAAACGTCAAAGAGTCACATTGGAGTTGGTTTACAAACACAATGCTCTCTCGATTAGAAGAGGGAGGGAAGATTATTATAATCATGACACGATGGGCTTCAGATGATTTGGCCGGGCGTGCAATCGAGCATTTCAAAGATGATCCTAAGTTCAAATCTAAAGTAATTATGATGAAAGCGGTTCAGGAGGATGGCAGTATGCTGTGCTCGGATGTACTGTCAAAAGATAGCTATCTATCTAAAATTAGAGCAATGGGCGAGGATATTGCATCAGCCAATTACCAACAAGAGCCTATTGATGTCAAAGGTAGGCTATACTCTTATTTCAGTACATATGAGGATGTTCCTAGGGATGATAAAGGATATCCACTATTCTCTGCAGTGAAGGCTTATGTGGATTCTGCAGATACTGGCGACGACTTCTTATGCGCTATTGTGTATGGAGTATATAAAGACTACGCATATGTGTTAGATGTGTTGTATACAGATGCGCCTATGGAAATTACTGAAGAACAAACTGCAGATTTAATAAATCGGAATAGTGTAAATATTGCTGATATAGAGTCTAATAATGGTGGACGTGGTTTTGCTAGAAATGTTAAACGGATACTAAAAGAAAAGTATCCAGGTAATCGAACAAAGATTGCTGCATTCCATCAAAGTAAAAATAAGGAAGCTAGAATATTATCAAATTCAACACAAGTTATGGATTATGTTTTATTCCCAGTTAACTTTAAGGACCGCTGGCCTGAATACTATATATCAATGTATAAGTATCAACGCAAAGGTAAAAATGCACATGATGATGCTCAAGACGCAACGACAGGCGTTGTTGAACGTTTGAATGCGCCTGTTATTAAATCCATCAATTCTGATATTTATTAGGAGGAACTTCATTATATGTTTATTACAAACGAACAGAAGTATGCATACCAGTTATTACATGATGCGTACTATGGGTCCGGGTTATTCTCTTTAGGTCGTGGTTTAAAACAGCATCCAAGAGAAAGCATAGACAATTATAATTTCCGTAAAAAGTTATCAAGCTATTCTAATCATACCGCAGCGATTATTAATGCGAATGTAGATCCTATCTTTAATGATGAAATTCGAAGAGAATATAAAGAAACGGCTAAATTCAAAGTGTTTTTAAAAGATGCAGATCGATTAGGTACATCATTACAAGAATACATTCAGCAACAGGCTTTGATTGCCAAAATGTATGGTGTTGTGTATGTCATTGTTAACAATGAAGCAGAATTCGGTGAAAGTTTGGCTGATAATGTACGTGATAGACGGTTACCATATTTAACTTCAGTTGAACCTAGTGATGTGACTGGTTGGAAACTGGATGACAAAGGTCGAATAATTAGATTCGAATATAGAACGATTATTACTGATGATAATGGAGGTAGTTCAACAGTATATTATGAATGGACAGATACAAAATGGACTATTCGTGATAAAGGGCGAGGCATTATTAATGAAGGTGAACATGGGTTAGGACGTGTCCCTGTAGTGCAATGGTTTGGCCGTAGCACTAAGAAAACAACTATATTACCGCATCCAGAGTTCTATTCGTTAGCACAAAAGAACTATAGAGTCTATCATCTTGATAGTTTATTGACACAGATTTTGAACTCTCAAACATTTTCTACTTTAACCATGCCATCCGACGAAGGAATAGAAGACTTAACCTTGGGCGTTAACAACGTACTACTATATCCATCAGAGGCTAGTCATCCTCCTGCTTTTATTGCTCCAGATAATGGGCCGGCACAAATTATCATGCAAGAAAAGGAAGCTGAAATTAAAGAAATGTACCGCATAGGTGGTGTTGATTCTGTAGTAGGGGTTCAGCAGGAAAAATCAGGGGTTGCTAAACAGTGGGCATTCAAAAGAACAAATCAACGACTAGCAAACTTCGCTGTACAGTGTGAAAATGCAGAGAACGCCATTATTGCATTATATGAATTGTGGACTGGCGAGCAGTTGAATTATAAATGCGAATATCCAAGGGACTTTGACATTAATGATGTAGCTGATTGCTTATCTCAAGGACAGCAAGCCCTTGATTTAGGCTTTAAATCTAAAACATATTATGTTGAAGTGCTTAAACGCATCCTTGATGGATATATGCCTAATATTGACGGCAATGTATATGATGCCATTGTTAAAGAAGTGGAATCTACTGCACAGCAAGAAGTATTAGATGACATGTATTCAAATGGAGAAAATACGGATGAGAACAGTGAGCGACTAGATGAATAAGCATACCGAACGTGTCATACGCGATATAATTGATGAGTTTGAAGCCGAAGTACGTCGATTACTAGACGAAGGGCACACGCCTAAATATGCTGTTAAAGAAGCATATAAAAAATATCCTGTAATGGAGGCAATGAAAGATACGTTAATCGATGAGTTGGTTGAGGAGTGTGCTAGGGGATATGGTGTAGATAT